TCAGTCCTTGAGCGCCTGCGAAATTTTCGGAGGGGTCTTTTCGGCCGGGAAATACGGGTTTTCATGGGACGAACGCCGACTCCCACAAGTCTCAAGGTAATTCGCGGCAACCCAGGCCAGCGGACTCTCAACTCGTCCGAACCGAAGCCTCCGCCGGCTGACCTGACGCCGCCAGACTGCCTCGACGAGATCGGCATCACGGTCTGGAACGAGATGGCCCCGCTCCTGACGAGCATGGGCGTGTTCACCCAGGCCGACCGGATGCTGCTGACCCGGTACTGTCTGCTCAACGAGCAGTTCTCGCACGTCGTCAAGCACGTCCGCGAGAACGGCATGACCCAGTTGACTCAGACTGGGTACTCGCAACTCACGGCGGAGGGGTCGTTGTTCAAGAGTCTGCCGTCGGAACTTCTGCGGATCGAGCAGCAGTTCGGAATGACGCCGGCAGCCCGTTCCACCCTCAAGGTCTCCCATGCCGCTGCCAACGAAAACCCTCTTGCCTCGTTTATCTCGAAGCGAAGCGGTTGAGCAAGGGCTCGCCTACTACTTCGACGGTGACAAGGCCCAGCACGCGGTCGACTTCTTCGAGCAGTTCCTGGTTCACTCGAAGGGCAAGTTCGCCGGCCAGCCCTTCACGCTCCTCGACTGGCAGCGTCACGACGTGATCGAGGAGATATTCGGCTGGATGCGGGTCGACACCGACACCAGGAAGTACCGGGTCGGGTTCATCGAGGTGCCGAAAAAAAATGGCGCCTTGGCCCCCGCAGCCTAGCGTTGCGGGGGCCAAGGTTCCCCTGGTAAGTCCACACTCCTGTCTGGCATCGGCCTCTATATGCTCGTCGCTGACGGCGAGCCGGCCGCTGAGTGCTTCGGCTGCGCGACGTCTCGCGAACAGGCGAGCATCGTCTACAAGCAAATGAAAGAACTCGTCCAGGCGAGCCCTCACCTGACGCAGATGCTGGAGGTGGTCGAGTCTCGGAAGACGATCGCCTGCGCGCCAACGAACTCATTCTGGCGGGTGATCTCGTCTGACGCCGGTCGCCAGGAAGGACTCAACATCCATTCGCTCTGCTATGACGAGATTCATCAGGCGAAGGATCGGAAATTATGGGGGGCCGTCCGCTACGGCGGAATTTCCCGAGCGCAAAGCCTGATCCTCGCGATTACGACAGCCGGCACCGACCGCGCGAGCGTCTGCTACGAACTGCACGAACACGCCTTGAAGTGCATGGTCGATCCCAACTTCGACCCGCAGTTCTTCGCGTTCGTTGCCGGAGCGACCATCGATGACGACTACCGAGACCCGACCGTCTGGCGGGCTGCCAATCCGTCATTCGGAGTCACGATGGACGAGGAGAGTTTCAAGGCCGACGTCCTCGACGCCGAGGGCTCGAAGGCGAGGCTGGCCGACTTCCTCAGGTACAGGCTCAACGTCTGGGTGCAGGGCTCGAACAAGTTCGTCGACCTGACCCGCTGGGAGCGGTGCAAGCGGGGCTACGAGCCTCCGGCTCCGTCCCGAGTCTGGCACTGCGGGCTCGACCTCGCCCAGACCTGGGACGTGAACGCGTTCGTGGCCGTCTCGAAGACGATCGACGAGGAGAACGGCGACGAGGTGTTCGACGTCATCTGTCGGTTCTGGATTCCCGAGGACAACGCGGCCCAGCGTCGCGAGGAGGTGCCGTACGTCCTCTGGGCCAGGGATGCCGCCCGGTCAGGCCTGACGCTGACGCCGGGCGACACTTGCGACTACGACTTCATCAAGCGAGACATCCTGGCGTTCGCGAAGACGCATCAGGTCGCCAAGATCGCCACCGACCCTCACAACGCGCACCACCTTCAGCAGCAACTTCAGGCCGAGGGCCTCAACGTGTTAGGCTTCTCGCAGACGTTCCAGTCCCTCAATGGCCCTACGAAGTTGATGGACACCCTCATTGCGCAGGGGCGTCTACGGACTTCGGACAATCCGATCCTCAACAGCCACGCCTCGAACTGCGTCGTGCGAACGAACAGTGAGGGGTACATCAAGATTCAGAAGCCGTCGCCCATGAGCCCAGCCAGAGTTGACGGAATGGTCGCCCTCTCGATGGCCCTGGCTCTAGCGAGCGACGCCGACGCCGGCACCAAGATGCCCGATCCGGAGATCATCGTCCTATGAGCGAGGAGCGGGTTCTGTCCGACATTGTCTGGACACCGGAACGCGGGGCCGAGACGCCCGAGATTCGCAGCGTCGCCTGGAACAACTTCCTACTCTCGGACGAGATGTTCCTGGGTCGGTCTCGCACGGCGGCCGAGATTCGCATCACGCCGGACACGGCCCTGGCATCGACGGTGGTGCTGGCTTGCTGCCGGATTTTGGCGGAAACGATCTCAAGTCTTCCGATCAGCGTGATGCGGCGGAAGCCCGGCGGCGGAGCCGAGGTCGCGTCGGACATCCCGCTGCACAAGGTCTTGTCGTTCGCGCCGAACGAGTGGCAGACCAAGTTCGAGTTCTTCGAGCAGATGGTGATGAACCTGACGCTCTGGGGCAACTCGTACAGCCTGATTCGGTCTGGCCGCTACGGAGCGGTGTCGGCTCTCGACAACCTTCACCCCTCGCGGATGGACGTCGAGCGGCTGGAAAACGGGCGACTGCGGTACACCTACACGAATCCCGAGACGGGACGCATGGAGCGGTACACGCAGGATCAGATCATGCACATCCGCTGGACGGCGGAGCCCGATGGCATCAAGGGCATGGTGCCGATCGAAGTGGCCCGCGAGGCGATCGCCCTTGCCAGGGCCTGCGAGATTCACGCGTCGAAATACTGGGCGAACTCGGCCCGCCCAGGCGTGGTTCTTCAGACTGAGAGTTCGCTCTCGCCCGAGGCCGCCGAGCGGCTGCGGGACAACTGGGAGAGATTGCATCGCGGCAGCGACCGCGCTCACCGAACCGCGATCCTCACCAACGGGCTCCGCGTCGAGCAGATCGGCTACAACGCCGAGCAGAGCCAGTTCGAGTCAACACGACGCTTTCAGTCCGAGGAGATCGCCCGAGTCTACCGGTTGCCTTTGTCGCTTGTGCAAGGCCAGAGCAGCGGCAACATGGAGTCGAGCGGACGAGAGTTCGTCACCTACACGCTGGTTCCGTGGCTGAGTCGGATCGAGGGCGGAATCAGTCGATCGCTGATCTACAACGACGACGTGTTCTTCGCCCAGTTCGACGCGAAGGCCCTGATGCGGGCGGACGGCAACAGCCGCGCGGGCTTCTACTCGACCATGCAGAACCTGGGCATCTACTCGATCAACGACAGCCGCAAGGACGAAGGCCTGCCGCCGATCGAGCATGGAGACAAGCACTTCGTCGCCATGAACATGATTCCGCTGGAGCAGGCCGTGAAGGGGCCGCAGCAGCAAGACCCGATGGCAGCGATGATGGGCGCGGCCGCCGGTGGCCCGCCACCCGAGATGCCCGGCGCCAAGCCGAGTCTGCCCGGAGTCAAGGACGGCCACGCGCCGCCCGAGGCTCCGAAGGGCAACCCGTCCGAGAAGAAGCCAGAGCCGCAGTTCGCCGATGGCGACATCGTCACCTGGGGCGACGGCAAGATCGGCGAACTCAAGCACGTCATGGATCAAGGCACTCTCGACCTCAAGAGCGGCGAGAAGGTGGAGGTGCAGCCGGGCGAGCCCGTGGCTCTCGTCGTCGACCCCAAGAGCGGCGAAGAGTTTGCAGTCAAGGCGGCCGACCTTCAGCCCGCGAAGAAGGCCGAGGCCGTCGAGCAGCGGAGGCTCTCGCCCCAGAACCAGGCGCTCTACGACGCCCAGGAGGAGATCGTCCAGGACAAGGGCCGCTGGTCGCAGACGGACTCGCACTACCAGGAGCGAAACCCGTTCGCGTCGCGGGGCATCCTGTGTCGCAACTGCGTCTACTACGAAGAGGGCGGCTCTTGCGAGATCGTCAAGGGCTCGATCCGCCCAGACGCGATCTGCAAACTGTGGATCATCCCCGAGGAGCGGCTCTCGATTCCCGAGCAGCGGGACGAGGAAGAGAGCCGTTCGAGTGACTGCGGTCGGCAAGAGGGCGGGAAGTTCGGGCCGAAGAACCAGTGCCAAGA